ATTGGCATAGGGCAGGGCGCTGGTGACGAGGATCTTGCGTGGCTCGGACATGGGGCTCGGCTACTTGATGAAACGGAGGTCGGCCACTATAAAGCGCCGGGAAATTTATTTCACCCCGTGGCGCTGTTTCCGAATCTTCCCAACCTGCGAAAGCATGCCGTTAAGCCGCTGGAACGGTTAGGATAGCCGCCTGTTTCAGTCAGTCTTTTTTCGGGAGTAGCCCATGAGCGCCGTCAATCGCGCAGCGGTGGAAGCCGTCCTTCGCCAGTACACCGACCCCTATTTGAACCAAGACCCGGTCAGCGCCGGCTGTGTACGTGCCATCGAAATCCAGGGCGACCAGGTGTCGGTCCACATGGAGCTGGGCTATGCCGCAGGTCTGTTCAAGAGCGGTTGGGCGCAGATGCTGCAAATGGCCATTGAGGGCCTCGAGGGCGTGCGTTCCGCCAAGGTCGACATCCAATGCGTGATCGCTGCGCATAAGGCCCAGGCGCAGATCCCGGGCCTGGCCAACGTCAAGAACGTGGTCGCGGTGGCGTCTGGCAAGGGCGGTGTGGGTAAGTCCACCACGGCGGCCAACCTGGCCTTGGCCCTGGCCCGTGAGGGCGCGCGCGTGGGCATTCTCGACGCTGATATCTATGGCCCGAGCCAAGGCGTGATGTTCGGCATCGCCGAAGGCACGCGGCCGAAGGTCAAGGACCAGAAGTGGTTCGTGCCCATCGAGTCACTGGGCGTAGAAGTGATGTCCATGGCCTTTCTTACCGATGACAACACGCCAATGGTCTGGCGCGGGCCGATGGTTTCCGGCGCTTTGCTGCAACTGGTCACCCAGACTGCCTGGGGCGACCTGGACTACTTGGTGATCGACATGCCGCCAGGCACCGGTGATATCCAGCTGACCCTGGCGCAAAAGGTGCCGGTGGCCGGCTCGGTGATTGTCACCACGCCCCAGGACCTGGCGCTACTCGACGCGAAGAAAGGCGTGGAGATGTTCCGCAAGGTCAATATCCCGGTGCTGGGCGTCGTGGAGAATATGGCGGTACACATCTGCTCCAACTGCGGCCACGCCGAGCATCTGTTCGGCGAAGGCGGCGGCGAGAAGCTGGCGACCCAATACGGCGTGGAGCTGCTGGCTTCACTGCCGCTTTCGATGTCGATCCGCGAGCAGGCTGACGGCGGTAAGCCCACCGTCATGGCTGAGCCGGATAGCCAGATCGCCATGATCTATCAGGAGTTGGCGCGTCATGTGGGCGCGCGGATCGTCCTGCAAGAGGCGGCGACGCCCGCGATGCCGACCATTACCGTCAGCGACGACTGAGGTTAATGAAGGGAAAAAGCCTCGACTGTGTCGGGGCTTTTTCATGCGTGGAGAGTGGTCAAGCAGTCGCGACGGCGCTTTTACGCAGTGGGTGGTGTAAGCATTTGCTTACTTTTCCGTAAGTGTTTGGTTTTTTCATCCGCCATGTACGTCCCAAAATCCTGAGAGACTTTTCTATCTAATTGAAATATAACAATTAATTGTTCTTTGTTTGACGCGAAAGGTTGCCGGCCGGCGGCGTGCATCCCGTTGAACTTACTTTGGAACTCTCTAAGATCAGCCCTGTGTCCACGGATTGGCACAGCCATCAAGGAACGATGGTTCGAAGGAATGTCGCAGGATGCGATTCATCAGGATGATGAAAAGGAATACAGGGACTAGGGAAAAATGTGGGCGGGTCATACCGCCCCTTTTTTTTGCCTGTAGAAAAGTGAAACCCGCCCTCCAGAAACGCAAAAAGGCCCGCAAGGGGCCTTTTAGGGGGGGCAACGCTATCAGCGTTCGAGGTCTGCAATCTTACCTTTTTTGCCATCCCACTCCGCTGCATCCGGCATCGGGTCTTTGCGTTCAGTGATATTCGGCCAGATTTCCGCCAGCTCGACGTTCAACTGAATAAATTCCTGCATTTCTGCCGGGACTTCGTCCTCGGAGAAAATAGCGACGGCCGGGCATTCAGGCTCACACAGGGCGCAGTCAATGCACTCGTCCGGGTGGATAACCAGGAAGTTCGGGCCTTCGTAGAAGCAGTCCACCGGACACACTTCGACGCAGTCGGTGTACTTGCACTTGATGCAGTTGTCGGTAACGACGAAGGTCATTTCTAATTTTCTCCTCAGGCGGCGGCAGCGAAACCCTTTGTGGCAGGGCTCGCGAGGTTCGGGAGCGATAGTCTGCAGGCCAGGCTAAAAGCCCACAGCATCCCAAACCGCGCGAGAGTCTACCAGCTTGCAAGCGTCTGCGTTATATCCGAACCTGCAGTGCATATAACATTTCGAGCGCTTTACGGGGCGTCAAGCCGTCCAGGTCAAGTTTTGCCAACTCATCCAGCACCGGATGGGGCAGGCTGGCGAACATGTCACTCTGATGCGGTGCGGCCGGTTTGCTGGTGGCTTTGGTTGGGCTGGCGACCACGGTTTCATGGGGCAGGGCCGTGGTTTCCAGGCGGCTGAGGTGTTCGCGGGCGCGGGTAATCACATCGTTTGGCACGCCGGCCAGTTGTGCCACGGCCAGGCCGTAACTCTGGCTGGCAGGCCCCGGCAGCACGTGATGCAAGAACACGATGCGCTCGTTGTGCTCGGTGGCATTCAGGTGCACGTTGGCCACCAGTGGCTCACTTTCCGGCAACACCGTCAGCTCGAAGTAGTGTGTGGCGAACAGCGTATAGGCACGCAAGTGCGCCAGGCGCTCGGCCGCCGCCCACGCCAGGGACAGGCCGTCAAAGGTGCTGGTGCCACGGCCCACTTCGTCCATCAGCACCAGGCTGCGCTCGGTGGCGTTGTGCAGGATGTTGGCGGTTTCGCTCATTTCCACCATAAAGGTCGAACGGCCACCGGCGAGGTCATCGCTGGAACCGATCCGGGTGAAAATCCGGTCCACCAGTGACAGCTCGCAGCTGGCCGCCGGCACGAAGCTGCCGATATGCGCCAGCAGCACGATCAAAGCGGTCTGGCGCATGTAGGTGGATTTACCGCCCATGTTCGGACCAGTGATCACCAGCATGCGGGTATCGTCGTCCAGCGACAGGTCGTTGGCGACGAACGGCGTGGTCAACACTTGCTCTACCACTGGGTGGCGACCTTGCACGATGCGCATGCACGGCTCGCTGACAAAACGCGGGCAGTTCAAGTCAAGGTTCAGCGCACGCTCGGCCAGGTTGCTCAGCACGTCCAGTTCGGCCAGGGCTGCCGCAGTGTCCTGCAGCGGCGCCAGTTGGCTGATCAAGTCCTCAAGCAACGCCTCGTAAAGCATTTTTTCCCGCGCCAGGGCACGGCTCTTGGCCGACAGGGCCTTGTCTTCGAACGCTTTGAGTTCCGGGGTGATAAAGCGCTCGGCGCCCTTGAGGGTCTGGCGACGTTGATAGTCGATCGGTGCCGATTCAGCCTGCTTGCTCGGCAACTCAATAAAGTAGCCATGCACGCGGTTGTAGCCGACTTTCAAGTTGGCCAGGCCGGTGCGGGCCTTTTCGCGGGCTTCCAGGTCGATCAGGAACTGCCCGGCGTTTTCGCTCAGGGATTGCAGCTCGTCCAGCTCGCTGTCGTAACCGGTCTTGAGTACGCCGCCGTCGCGGATGATCGCCGGCGGGTTGTCGATGATGGCTTTTTCCAGCAGTGCCGCGAGTTCCGGGTAGGTACCTGCGGTAACCGCAAGCTGTTGCAGGTGTGGCGTATCCAGCTCGGTCATCGCCACTTGCAGTTGTGGCAAGGCCCCAAGGGCATCGCGCAGGCGTGCCAGGTCACGCGGGCGCGCGTTACGCAGGCCAATCCGCGCCAGGATGCGCTCGATATCGCCGATTTCCTTCAGCTGTGGCTGCAGCTTTTCAAAGCGATAGCCGTCGAGTAGGCAGGTAATAGAGGTTTGTCGCGCTTGCAGTACAGTCAGGTCGCGCAGTGGGCGGTTCAACCAGCGGGTCAGCAAGCGACTGCCCATGGCCGTCTGACAGCGGTCAACCACCGATTGCAGGGTATTATCGCGCCCGCCGGCCAGGTTGGTGTCCAGCTCCAGGTTGCGACGGCTGGCGCCATCGAGCACCACGGTATCGTCGAGACGCTCGTGACGCAGGCTGCGCAAATGCGGCAGGGCGGTGCGCTGGGTTTCCTTGGCGTAGCCAAGCAGGCAACCGGCGGCACCGATAGCGAGTGTCAACGTTTCACAACCGAAGCCTTTAAGGTCCTGCACCGAGAACTGCTGGCATAGACTTTTCAACGCCGAATCACGCTCGAAGTCCCACGGCGCGCGACGCTTTGTCCCACGGCGTTTTTCCGCCGGCAGATCCTTCGGCCAATCATCCGGAATCAACAACTCCACCGGATTGATGCGCTCCAGCTCCGCCAGCAGGTTCTCCCAGCCCTTGATCTCCAGCACGCTGAAATTGCCACTGGTGATATCCAGCACCGACAGCCCGAACAAACGCTCATCGCCCAGCACCGCGGCGATCAGGTTGTCGCGACGTTCGTCCAGCAGCGCCTCATCACTCACCGTCCCCGGCGTAATAATGCGCACCACCTGACGTTCAACCGGCCCCTTGCTGGTGGCCGGATCGCCGATCTGCTCACAGATCACCACTGACTCGCCCAGCTTGACCAGCTTGACCAGATAACCTTCCAACGAATGGTAAGGAATCCCACACATCGGAATCGACTGCCCCGCCGATTGCCCACGCGCGGTCAGGGTGATGTCCAGCAACTTGGCAGCCTTCTTCGCGTCTTCATAGAAGATCTCGTAAAAGTCGCCCATGCGATAGAACATCAACTGATCAGGGTGCTGGTTTTTCAGGCGCCAGTACTGCTGCATCATTGGCGTGTGGGAGGACAGATCGGACGTATTTTTACTCATTGGGTCGTAGGCAAATTCGTTGAAGGAGTGGGGCAAATGTGGGGCATTCCGCCCTGCGATTTTGCAATGGGCGCAAGGTTAACACGCGAGGTCGGGGCTTCGCAGGTCGCAAACGGGTAGGTAAAACGCAGGCCGAAAGCCAGAGGTGGAGAGCAGGCTCCAGGCGCCGCTATTTTGCCCTGCGGCCACTGGCGGGGAACAAGCCTCGGATAACCCCGAGAAAAGCGGCAAACAAGTTGATGGAGGTTGCGGTGGTGATAGCGATCAACACGTTGTCGGAAAACGGAGCTTTGCCGGAATAGTAAGTTGACCAACCATTCCACACGAGCAAAACGGCCCAAAAGATCACGCCGCAGGCAGCAAACCAGAAAGCACGCCCCGCATACTTCTTGCGCAGCTGCCTTTCGGCCTTCTGATCCTTCAGGTTTTGGTTTCTTTCATCGTCAGCACCCACTGCCTGCTCGCCCCCAGGTTGGGAGTCCTGGTCGGGCCCTGATGCGGGGGGCAGTGTCAGCTCAAGGTTGTCGAGTTCCTCACTCACGGTTGCGGCTCTTTGGGTGAATGAACTCCGCCATTTCCTTCCAGTCAATGGCGGAACCATCCGCTCCCCTGAGTGCCCAGGCGGTACCTTCCTCGTGGGAGAGGTTGGACAGTTGAGTCCCTGACCACTTGCCGTATTTATTGATAATGCGGTCAATCAGACGCTGGGCGTAGGTATCGCTTTCAGGAATTCTCGGTGTCACGAAGACGATGTCTTCGACGTCGGGTTTAAGGTTGCTGAGCAGCGACGTCACAGGGCGGCTGCCGTAGGACTTCAACTCATGATAGAGCGATGGAATGACCGGGCCATATTGCCAGCGGGCAAAGTGATCATCCATAAGGGGTAGCTCCCTTTCACGCAGATGCCAAGACTGCGTATAAAACAGCAGCTTTTGAAGCTTCATTGGAGTCAAGCCTGAAAGCTTGCCTTCTTTGGCGCGTTCAATGAAGGCGTTAGCAACAGCTAGAGCTGAATAAGCCATGAGCACCTCCGAAATGGCTGGCTACGTTGTTATAGAGTTTCATATATAGGCTCGGGATTGTCGACATGCAATGGCGTCGGTTGACGGGCGCCGTGCCGTATCCCGGGCAGGCTGGAAAAGTTGAATCAAGTCTGGCGGATAATAGTGGGCTGAATACTGTTTGTATAGACAGTGTTTCGTGAGGATTTTAGCGGAATACTGATAAATGCATAGATTATGCAAATTAGCATTTGCCAACCCCAAAATCTCCCGCCATTATCCCCGTTATGCAAAAACGCAACGTTTCTATCGTCTTAAGAGAACTGCTGGACCGCGACCGGATCTCCCCCACGGAGCTTCACCGGCGTACCGGCGTGCCTCAATCCACGTTGTCCCGGATTCTCAGCGGCAAGATCGTTGATCCGTCGGACAAGCACATCTCCCGCATCGCCGAGTACTTTCGCGTCAGCACCGACCAGTTGCGCGGGCGCGCGGCGGTGGGCGCCCTGCGCGATGACGGGCGCGACCCGATGCATTCGGAACTCAAGGACATAAGCCTGTGGGATGACGACACACCCGTTAATGATGACGAGGTGTCGATCCCCTTTCTGCGCGAGGTTGAATTGGCTGCTGGATCAGGAAGATTCGTCATCGAGGAAAGCGAGAAGGCCAGCCTGCGGTTCGGCAAGCGCAGCCTGCGGCATAACGGTGTGCAGTTCGATCAGGCCAAGTGCGTGACGGTGCGTGGCAACAGTATGTTGCCGGTACTGCGTGATGGTGCGACGGTCGGGGTGAACGCGGGCAAGAGTGGCATTGGTGACATCGTTGATGGCGACTTGTATGCCATCAACCACAATGGTCAATTGCGCGTGAAACAGCTCTATCGCTTGCCTTCCGGGATTCGCCTGCGCAGTTTCAATCGCGACGAACACCCGGATGAGGACTACAGCTTCCAGGATATCCAGGATGAGCAGATCAGCATCCTCGGTCATGTGTTCTGGTGGGGCATGTACGCCCGTTAACCTCCTTGCGTAAGACAAAGCCCGCCCATGAGCGGGCTTTTTTTCGCCTGTGGCAAATCACCGAACCCTTGGCCTGCAAGGCTGAAAATGCATTTGTGCAATTCACGCCAAAAAATAAATGCATTTGTGCATTGACTGTATATGCATACATGCATATTCTTCGTCTCAAGCCAGCCAACAAGGTGGTGGAGGCGGCAAGGATGCTGCCAAGGAAGACAAGGAAGGCACGCAACATCGGCAAGGACGCCATCTGAGCGATGGCAGGGATGCCAGGCAACACCGGCAAGGATGCCGACGCTCTTTAGTTTTACCACTTCAAGAACAGGCAGCGATGAACCGGCCTTAACGGTTCAGAGGGTTGGCAACTGACCCGGGTGTGCAGCGTAAAGCACCAGAAGCAGTTATCCGGCAGACAGGGATCGTGGTCGGAAAAACATTGAGGAAAGGTCCGTACCGCGCCAGTAGCGCCGAAAGACCGAGGACATCATTACTGAAAAGCCCGGGCAACCGGGCTTTTTGGAATGCCTACCTACACATGGATTTACCCAAGAGCCGGCTCTGTGCCGGTAGTGCTCAGCCAGGAGGCGTGACATGACAAACGAGCAGCAAGCGTTAGCGGAAATGCCTATCTGGCTGGTGATCGTACTGGCCCTGATCGGCGGGGTGTCTGGCGAGATGTGGCGCGCCGACAAAGAGGGAGCCCGTGGTTGGTCGCTGGTACGGCGCCTGGCGCTGCGTTCTGGGGCGTGCATGGTCTGCGGCGTGTCGGCATTGATGCTGTGCTACGCCGCCGGCATGTCGATCTGGACCGCCGGGGCCATCGGTTGCCTGACCGCCATGGCCGGTGCGGACGTGGCCATCGGCCTTTATGAACGCTGGGCGGCCAAGCGCATCGGGGTCAACGAGGCCCCGACCTCTCGCCCTGATCAGCAGTAACCGCTGCAAGGATGCAAGCAGATGACACTTCTTGAAAAACCTTCCCAATTGCCCATAGCGATTGGGGACGCACTGAAAAGCGCGTTCCCACAGCTGCGCGTTGGCAATCACCATGATTTTCCCGACACGGGCGATAAAACCGGCATCTTGATCAGCGTGGAGCGCAACGGCCCTGGCGTTCGCTCCCTTGCTGGGCGTAAGGCCCATGCCTTGTCCGTGTCACTCAGGGCCACGGTCGCCAGCGGGTCGGCACCGTTTGACGCGTGCGACCTGGCCAGCCAAATGATGGACTTGGCCCTGGATAACCGCTGGGGCCTGCCGCCAGACCAGTGCGACCTGCCCACCGCGATTGTCGCGGCACCTTCCGCACTCACCGGCGCGGAAACGGACTACGACACCTGGAGCGTGTCCTTTACCCAAAACCTCTACCTCGGCCCGTCACTGCTCGACGATCCCACAGGCAAACCGCTGTTTGCCTGCACGTGGGAGGTCACGAACATCGACGATCCGGACCAATATCGCCCGCTGCAGGAGTAGCCCATGTTCGATGCACTGCTACGCATGCAACTGGGGCCGATCGTCGAACGCCTGGCGGAAATGGAAACTCAGCTGGAAGACCTGTATCGACGCGCAGAGAGCTTTTGCCGGATTGGCGTGTGCCAGGAGGTCGACGCCGCCAGCAATACCTGCAAGGTCAGCCACGGTGATTTGCTCAGCCCGGCGATCCGATTCTTCAACCCAAGCGCTGGAGCGCAAACCGAAACGCGCATTCCTTCAGTGGGCGAACAATGCCTGCTGCTCAATTACGGCGGTGGGGAAGGGGGCGCGCAGTCGGTGGCGTTGTTTGGCCTCAACAGCAGTCTCTTTCCGTCGGTGTCCGCCGTTGCGTCGCTGACGCGGCGTCGCTACCAGGACGGCACCCAAAGCGACTACGACGACGCCAGCCACCTGTTCAATTGGGTTAACGGCCCGACCACGTTCAGCGGCTCCCGCGAGCAGGTCGACGTCAAGGTCGGTGCCGCCAGCCTGACCATGAATACCCAAAGCATCACCCTGCAACTCGGCGCCACCGGCGTGTTGCTGGATGCCGCCGGCGTGCATTTGAGCGGCCCGGTGGTGGATCACCA